GACTTACGTTCAATTTGGCATTATAGATTACTCAAGTGAAATTTCCCCCTATCTTACCTCAGATGGTGGCGGTGGAAATGACATAAATAAGATCCAAGAACTCTTAACCAAACCAAATGGAAAAGAGTCTCTCTTACATTACTGTGGATTAGATGCAGTGTATGAATATCGGTTAGCAATGTTACAACAAAGTGAAATCTTATTACCCTTCTAATCATGGAAGAATTACCAACAATGAAACCTTTAGAAATTGTAGTCTTAATTGGCTTATTTCTTCTTACCATCGGTGTATTTTGGTGGCAGGGGAAGAACGAAGCCAAAAGAGTGCATAAAGTGTACGGAAGCCCTATCTATGCCAGGTTGTGCATGTTCGGGGATTATGTAAACAAATGTGGGATCACCGAGGAGAATTACAATAACATCGTGCATGAGCTCAAACTTATTAGAGCCCGTAGGGAAATGAGTGATTGTGTATTCAGTCATAAGGTAAAGGAAATAACTAAAAACTTTGAAAGGAGATTCAAACAATGGATACCCATCCAAGATCAAACGACGCCTACAAATTAATGCATGACGGAACTCTTGCTCTGACTCGTGCGGAACAGCAGGGGATCCGGGTTGATATGGAATACATTAAGAAAAAGCAGGCATATCTTACTGCTAAGATTGAGCACTTAGAAAAGAAGTTCAAACTCTCAAAATTCTATGCTCATTGGGCGCACTCAATCAAAGGAAGGGTAAACATAAATTCGAATAATCAACTTGCTCACTTCTTGTATGACATCAAGAAAATAACTCCTGAGAAGTTCACAGTCACCGGGAAAGGTTCTACTGATGATGAGGCACTTCAAATGCTAAACATAGATGAGTTAAATCTCTTATTGGAAATGAGAAAGCTGCGCAAAGTTCGGGATACTTATTTGGTAGCTTTTGAAAGGGAACAGGTAAATGGTTATATCCATCCCTTCTTTAATTTGCATATAGTGAGGACTTATCGGAGTTCCTCAGATAGACCTAATTTTCAAAATATCCCAAAGAGAGATGAAGAAGCAATGAATATTGTTCGACAAGCACTTTATGCTCGTCCGGGACATCAGTTAGTTGAAGTTGACTTTTCTGGTATGGAAGTAAGGATCAATTGTTGCTACAACAAAGATCCCAATCTGATTCATTACATGACCAACAAATCAGCTGATATGCATGCTGATATGGCAGCACAAATATTTATGCTTGATCCTTTTGATAAGAAATTACCGGATCATTATGTACTCCGTCAAGCTACTAAAAATGGATTTGTGTTTCCACAATTCTATGGTGACTATTATAAAAATTGTGCCGTCAATATGGCATGTAGCTGGGGGAAGTTACCACATGGTAATTGGTCACCGGGGCAGGGGATCCCACTCAATGGTGGGACTTTATCAGATCACTTTATCAGTAAAGGGATAAAGAGTTTGGACTCTTTTATTAAGCATGTTAAAGCAATCGAACGTGAGTTTTGGGATAACAAATTTGCAGATTATGCTGATTGGAAAGATCGTTGGTGGGCAGTATATCAGAAGTACGGTTATATTGATTTGCTTACCGGCTTTCGATGTAGTGGGGTCATGGCAAGGAATGAAGCAATAAATACTCCGGCACAAGGGACCGCTTTTCATTGTCTTCTTTGGTGCTTTATTGAATTGGATCGGTTAATGATTAAAGAAGGTTGGGATACCCGTTTGATTGGTCAGATACATGACTCAATTATATTGGATGTAAACCCTGCCGAGTTTGACTACGTAATGGAAACCGTTAAACGAGTGACCATGCATGATCTTCCAGAACATTGGAAGTGGATTAATGTCCCAATGGAAATTGATATTGATGTATTTGAAGTCGACGGAAGTTGGGTAAAGTAATTAACTATTTGAGAAGAAAAAGTATAATATAATAAATGCACTATGAGTCTATACAATAAATACAGACCAACTGACCTTAACCAAATAAAAGGAAACTCTCAGCTTCTGTTGGCTTTGGAAGGGATGCTGGCAGACATCAGTTCTTGCCCGCATTCCTTTCTTTTGCATGGTCCAAGCGGATGTGGAAAGACCACGATTGGTCGGATAATTGCTAATCGGTTAGAAAGCAAAGGAAATGACTTTCGGGAAGTCGACTCTGCTGATTTCCGGGGTATTGATACTATCCGAGAAATACGGAAAGGTGCTCAATTCGCAGCAATGGAAGGATTAAACCGGGTTTGGTTGATTGATGAATGTCATAAACTAACAAATGATGCTCAGAATGCTCTTCTGAAAATATTGGAAGATCCTCCAAGTCATGTTTACTTTATCCTTTGCACAACCGATCCTCAAAAATTGTTAGCAACAATAAAAGGAAGATGCATCCAATTTCAGGTTAGTCCACTGACCGATATTCAAATGCTTGGTCTTCTTAAAAGTGTGGTCAGGGCAGAGGGAGAAAATGTGGAAAGGGAGGTTTATGATCAGATCATTTTAGATAGTGGAGGGTCCGCTCGCAATGCATTGCAAATACTTGAGCAGTGCTTAAATGTACCATCTGAGCAAAGGCTTGATATAGCTAAGAGGACTGCCGCGGTACAATCAGAGAGTATCGCTTTGTGCCGAGCATTGATAAAAGGAGAAAAATGGGCAAACATCAAAGTGATTCTGGAAGGGATAAAAGAACAGGAACCGGAAGATATTCGTCGTTTGGTTCTTGGTTATGCTCAGGCAGTATTGTTGAAGGCAGAAAATGATCGGGCAGCAGCAATCATCGAAGCATTTTGGGAACCAACGTATAATATTGGATTTCCGGGAGTCGTTTATGCATGTTATTCAATAACAAAATAAAACTATGACAACAATTGATTTACGCTTAGAATATAAGCAAGATACTGCGGATCAGAATACCCCAATATCTAACAGGCCATATATAAATGAAGAATACGAGGAGTGGTTGGAAAGACAATTACTTTTCATAAGAAATACTCTAAGTATTAATAAAAGAGCATTAATCAAACTGGAGGAGATGAAAGATGAATTATGAACAAGACATTAAGATTGATGAAACTGCTCTTGATGTAGAGTGGTTGGAGCAACCGCGTCTCATGATGAAGTATGCTCGTCATGCAGCAGATTGTAGGATGAATCTTGACTTAGCAAAAGAACGTGTTGATTTTGTTAAGGCAGAATTGGATAAACATATCCGAGAAAATCCAAAGTATTACAAAATGGAAAAAGTGACAGAATCTGCTATTCAAAATATTATTATTACTCAGGAAAAATACATGGATGCAGAGGAGAAACTTATTCATGCTCGGTATGAACTCGACATTGCCAATGCTGCGGTAAGAGCACTGGATGCAAGAAAGGAAGCACTCGAAAATCTTGTAAGATTGTATGGTCTACAATATTTTGCCGGACCAAGAGTTCTGCGAGATTTAAGAACAGAAGTGGAAAATAGAGAGAAACGGCAGGCAAATGCCAATATTGCAGTGGGATCTATGCGAAGAAAACCAATCATAACATGAGTATAGCTTTGGGCATATTATTAGGTATTGCCGTATTCATCCTTATTGTTTGGGCTGTGAGTGAGATCCAAATAAGAGTGTGGTTAAATGCAATAGAGAGACATTTACAAAATAAGTTCACTAAACAAAAATCAACAGTAAATGAAGAAGAAAAGTAATTTTCGTGACAAAGTTGGAAAAAATATCCAACAGCAAAGGGAGAGCAAAAAGGCATTTGGTTACTTAAATCTGCCAAAAGGAGTTCCGGTTCTTAGCATTGAAGATGGGACTCAACGATTGAATCTTGATTTCCTTCCGTATGAAGTATCTGATGAAAAGCATCCTGACCGGAATGATGATTATGATATAGCAACTCCGGGGACATTGTGGTATCGTAGACCAATTAAGGTTCACCGCAATGTAGGATCAAGTGATGATACTGTCATTTGCCCAAGATCAGTTGGTAAACCTTGTCCTATTTGTGAGTACCGGGAAAAGAGGGCGAAGGAAGGAGCAGACAAAGAGGATATCAAAGTGCTTTATCCGAAACCCAGAAGCCTCTATGTAGTGATCCCGCTTGGTGTAAAGAAATTCGAAGAAGTCCCCACCATTTGGGATATGTCAGATTATCTCTTTCAGGACATCCTCAATGATGAATTGGAACTGGATGCAAATAACCGGTGCTTCCCTGAACTCGAAGGCGGGATGACCATGAGCTTACGGCTGAAATGGAAATCACTTGGTGGCAATTCTTATCCGGAAGTGCGCAGCATCACCTTTACTGAAAGGGATGATTTCGATGAAAAGATACTTGATGAAATTCCAAATTTGGATACTATTCTGAAAGTCATTCCTTATAATACTTTGAAGGATAAATTCTTTGAAATGGAGCATGAACCTGATGCTGGTACAATAGAACCTGTTGATGATGACGAAAAGGATGAACGTCCAGTTAGGTCTCATAGGAAAGAGCAATCGGAACCTATAAGAAGGAAAAGAAGAGAAGAGCCCGAAGAAGATCCTGATGAAGAAGAAGCTCCTCCTGCCCGATCCAAAAGAACGGAAGCACCTGCCTCACCAATGAGAAGGAAACCAGCACCGGCAAAAGAGGAAGAAC